TTGAAAGTTTTAAATAAGTGGTTTGTGCTACTGGACTGTGTATATTTACATTCATACCCGTCGACGCAGCAGTGACTGCGCTAGTACCAATGCCCACGTTGCCGCCATTAGGATTAAAAGCTAGATTATATGTTTGGCTTAAATCGCCGCTATCAGTCGCCTGAATAAACGGCGCAGAACCATTCATACCCATATCAATAATGCCAGTGGTCGCTGTGCTTGCAAGTCGCAGCGCAACATTGGCTGGTGTTGTGCCAGAAGTTGCTGGCGCACCAGAAGTGTTTGTTTTGCTTTCTAATGTAGTCGCTGGACTTGCAATGCCAATGCCCACCCGATTGTTTGTGCTGTCAACTTTAAGAGTGGTGGTGTCAACGGTTAAGTCGCCAGTTACGGTCAAGCTATCTGCCGCTGGTGTCTCAAGGCTAATCGCGCCAGTGGACACATCCTTTAGGTCGGCCATAACCTCGCGGATGGCGTTGTTAATTCCAGCCGGTGAACAGCCCTCGGAGATGTCGATGGACTGGATATCGGTGTTGCTGCTGTTCGTAGCCGAATAATCGCGGATACTGTTCTTTGCCATTATTTTCTCCTGAAGGCGTATGCCTTATTTATAGCACTATTAGCGCAGTAAGCCCATAACGTAATCTGGGGCAGCCTGCAAAGCTTCGCCAGCGGCTCTAACATATCTTTGTGGCCCTTCGATTTGAGAACCCATACCAGAAACAGCAGGCGACCTAAGTGCCGCAGAAGGAACATCTATGATTCCCGGAAAAGCCTTTCCACCTACGACAGGAAGGGCAGAAGGAATCCTTGGAGTAATGAGTGACCTTCCAGACTTTGTTGCACCCGCGCCAGCAATGGCAAGAGGAGCAAGTAATGGAGCCATAGCAGTGCCAGCCGTGCTAAGACCTACTGTGCCAGCACCAGCGGCAGTAGTACCAGCAGCAGCAGACCCAGCTAAAACGCTTGGTAAAGAAGCACTTATAGTAGGCTCTACATCTATCATTTCTTCTACAGACTGCTGTAGAGGGGCGGTTCCTTTAATATAATCTCCAGTTCTTGATGCCGACTGTCGTTTTATTTCTCTATCTAGCACATCGGCAGAAAAAGCTGCTTTTCCACGAGTTCCTACAGCATATGATGCTCTCTCTAATGGCTTGTAAAGGCTATAAGCCTTATCAATCATATTAAGTTGTTTTTCTTTAGAAGGATTAGACTTCTTTAATTGAGACATCATTACATCATCAATATCTAAAAGTGCAGCTAAGAAATTGTTTTCATCATCGCTTAAATCGTTTTTTCTCATAAGATTCCTTGATTTTCTTCTTATTTCTTTTTGCACTCTTTTAAATTCTTCTCCTGTCAATTTTCCATCTTTTGCGGAACCAAAGATTTTGTCTTGCGTAAATTCAGTAAGACGCTTTCTGTCTTTTTTGGCAAGCCTATCAAGACCTCTGGAGTATTTAGTGCTGATAGCAGAAAGAGAATCAAGAAGTTCTTGATTTACGTTTACTGATGTTCCCTTCAAAACTTTATCGTATTCTTCAAAAAACGCTTGTTTTGTTTTTGTAAAAGCATCTCTTGCACTAAGTCCTACAGGAAGTTTTTTTCCTAGCTCAGACATAACTTGCCCATACATCATTGGCGCAAAAGATTGTTCTGTTAATCCGCCTTTTTTAGCTAACAATCCAGAAACAACAGGAAGACTTTGAACTCCCTTTTCTACAGCACCTAGTAATCCACCGTATTTTTCTCCAGGACTAAGGCTTGCTCCCTTACTTATAAGGCTCTTAGCTGCTTGTGAAGCAACAGGAGTTAACGCCTGTGCAGCCAGTCCAACAGTGGCACCTGTAGATGCACTAATTGGTATGTCTTTTATCTCTTCAGCAACTCCAGTTCCGTACAACCCGCCAGCAATCATAGATTTTCTAAGAGGGCCGCCAGCAACAGAAGAAACAACTTTAGTAGCTGTTGGAGATAGTCTGGCCGCTGTACCAGCCGCGCCGCCGGGTATGAATGCTGTTGCTACAGAGCCTGCAATTTCTGCTCCATAGGCTAATCCAGCATTTTCATCCCTAAACTTGTCTACCTTGCCGCGAATTTCGTCACGAATTTGCCTGTAGTCACGGTCACTAAACTTGCTACGAATATATGCTTCCGCTTCATCAGCAAACCCAAAAGTAATTCCTTGTCCAAGCGCACGAGCAATCCCCGAAGCCACGTTAATAGTAGCTTCAGATTCACTTACGCTTGTAGGCGCGCCGCTTGCTGCACCCCTTTTATTTGCGTTGCTTAACACACTCATTTAAACATCCTCTGCTGAAACAACGTAAAATCCGCCATTCTTAGTTTTGCCATCTGCGCCTTGGTAATGTTTACCTAAATACACTACATCACCAATATTTACCCTGCCATCAGCAATCATTGAATCAAGTTCTGCCTCAACGTCAGCAAAGTCTTTTTTATTAATTTGTCTACCAAATGGCGTTTTGAATATTGACCCATATTCAGCCTCTACAGCTTCACCAACTTCCTTATCAGATGGTATTTTTAAGGCCGTTGTTCCATCACCCAAAGCAAGTTTGCGGCGCATATCCTGCACATTTATTTTGTGCTGCGCTGCCTGTCTAGCCATAGCCGCTAGAAGTATGTTTGCTTCTCTTGTTTTTGCTAGACCGGGTGCGGCTGATTTAAACACACCCATTTCAAAGTTTGAAGTAGAGCCAGAGCCTTCCTCACGCATACGAGGAACAATATATTTCATTTTTGCGTCAAGAGTAGTTAAAGTGTTTACTTCGTTCATCTCGCCTTCACTCAAGAAACCAAGCTCACCCATAACTCTTTGTAGAGGCAAAATCATTTCTGTTATTGGGCCAGTATCTATATCCTCTGCTGAGGTAAGCATATCTTGGATTACTCCATACTCACTGCTTAATTGTCTAGCGTTCATAACATCTTTGTCATATCTTGACAGAAAATCTGTCACATATTTACCAACTGTTTCTGCTCTTTTTGCCGCAGCCTTGTCTTCTGGTTGTATTTGAACTGCCGGTGTTTTCGCAGGGTCTGGAACAAAACTGTTAGGTATTTCTACAAGTCCATATTGGTCTGCACCCAATGCGCCCATACCTAAATATTGCTTCTGAACCGTTCCTCTAACACCATCTTTTACAGAAGGTACAGAGTAGGGTTTTTTAACGTCTGTTCCTTTTTCTCTTGCCATCTGCTTTATCTGTGCTTCACGATAACGCTTTGTAAGGGCGTCTTGCTCTGCCTGTCTAGCAGCCGCCGCCTGCTTTTCTTCAGCCGTGGCATACGCCTCACGAGCCTTGCCTAAAGACGCACCAAGGATTTGCCCAAAGGTCATAGGCTTGTCTTGATACCCGCCTAACTGTGACATAGTTTGCCCGAAAGCACCTAATGCAGCGGAACCAGGTGTGCCACGCTGAGGCAGCATAGAACGAAGCCCAGAAGCCGCTGTGGTGGGCGTTACAAGCTTTGCCTGCGGTACACCCATACTCGGCTTTGGTGACGCTCCTAGAGCCATTAATGCACGTTGCCGAGCGTTCTCTACTACAGAGCCAGGTGTTTGCTGTACTGTCTGCTGTGGGGCTTGGCCTGTTCTGGCATCTGCGTCCAAAAAAGCAGAAATTGCTGGTTTACGAGTAGCACCAGAAAGAGCCATTCGTCTTAGGTTTAGCAGGTCTCTAGTGTCCATCAAGCTCTCCTATGCGCCAAGTAGGCCAAGCTGACTAGCAAGACCAACGCCCTGTGTAGCCAAACCAAGGAAGTCTGCTGTCGGGTTTCTAAACTGCGGCGTAATCTGCTCACTGCCGACAGTACCACCAGCAACCGTAGCCATATAATCACGGAGCTTCTGCTGCTGACGGTTCTGCTCAAACTGGAACCGTTCGATATCTGCTGCAAGCTCTGTCTGTGACTGTGCTTCTCTTGCACCGCCAACTTGCGCCAGGCTCATTAGGTCGGCCATACCAAACTCACGAGCTTGCGGAGCCTGTGCAATCGCTTGTTGTTGTGCTTGCAACGCCATTGGTGCCAATGCTTGACCAAGTGCTGCCTGCTGGTATCCTGAGCCGTAACGACCTGCTTTTGATGCTTGTGCTTGTACCTGTTCAACAACCGGACGGAATGCAGCAGACTGTAGCGGATTAGTACCCATTAGGTTCTGCATCACAACATCTTGTACGCCCTTGATGAATGGGCTACCAGTGATAGCTTGCTGGCGAATGCCTGACAGAGCCATCTCAGACTCTGGTGAAAAGCCTACGGTTGTCTGACCAGGATAATACTGAGGCTGGGCAGAGCCATACAAATCTTTTGCTTGAGAAAGTCCATACTCAAGGAATGGCTTTGCATACTCTGGTGGGTCTACCATTGTATTAATTGTTCTTGTGCTGCCACCGCCGCCTTTGCTCATCTCATATTTCCTTTATCAGTACAGTTGACGCTGCGTTATAATCCTTTAACTGGCGTTCCCAGCCTTTGCGCCCGATGATTTCCATTGCATTGCATCCGTGGCCTCTAGCCCATTCAACAATGCTTTTTTCAGCCTCTATAAGCTCTTCCATATCACCGCCTGCTAACCATATTCGGCAAACAATCTTTTGCGGGTAGTCAACTACTTCAGTCACTATAACAGAATTTTCAAGTGGAAAAAACTGTGCGCTACCGTCCTTTATAGCATCTACAACGTGTAAAAGGCTATGCGTATCGCCAGAGTACGCAAGGGCGGCTTCTATATGATGAGCTAGTCTTTCTAGTTCATCCAATGATGAGGTAGGCAACATCTATATCGTGTCCGTGGTTTTTATGTTCGATTATCATAGACCCATTCGTGCTAGTGCTTTTTACAAATGGGTCACTGTGTTCTAGTGTCTCGTTGTATCCGGTGAAAAACACAACGCTCTGCACTCCATATCTAGGGTCGCTAACGGTTGTGGTTGTCGTGCCGCTTGCTAGAGTGGTGTATCCGACACTGTTTAGGCCACCGTTAATCGTGCGGTTTAGAACCTCGGCAATCTCTCGTGTCGTTGCCGTGACCGGGTTTAACGTGCGAAAGTTAGTGGTACGCTGTTCAACAGTCATCGTCTGCCCACCTGCCTTGACTCAATGTCCATACCTTGCGCGTATGACCACTGGCCTGACAATATCATCTTAGCTCTATGATAGCGGTCTTGCGCTCTAAACGGCACAAAGCCAGCTTCGTTTACGCTACCTGCTGCTGTATAAGAAACTAGGTCTGTATGTGCGCCTCTAAGGCCAACAGCTACTGTAACAGTGCCATCCTCGTGATAAGGATACGCTCTAGTGACAATCGTATGTTTTCCTGTAGAGACACCTGTTTCACCAGTTACAATTGTGCCTTCTAGTGGGTCACCAGAGAATGCGTGAATCTTGTCACCTAACGCACCGCCAAACAGGTACTGACCGCCCTTGTAAAGCGCACTATCCATTGATGCTGGTAAAGCGTCTACAGACGCAGAAATCTGGTCTAGCCCTTCTAGGGTGTATGCAGCCGTAAAGAATGGTGCCACCAGGTCAGCGCGAACTGTGCCATATGACCATCTGTTCAAAGCATAGTTATAGATGAGCAGACGGTCTGGTGTAGTGTCGATGGCACTATTGCTGACATATGACCAAATAGCCAACTGGTTCTGCGGGTCAACCACAGAGGTCATCTTGTCTTTGTAGCCAAAGTTAAAATCATCAAAGAACCAGCGGTTAATTTTTTCTGCTCCGATTGGCTGCGATTGAGAGCCATCGAATGAGTAGAAACCATCATCAGACAGGTAAAAGACCGTATGTCCTATGTTACAGACAGAACCAGCAACCTGACATCCACGAGCAGTCTCAACCTTATCGAACTGCCAGATTAGTGGTGGGCCGGTATATGTGGCACGAACAATAGCTCGTTCCATAAGAATGGTAGCATATTCACCCCCTACCAAGCCTGTAATCGCACCAGCGTCAGGTATGTCCTGGAAGTCAGACTGTTCTGTGCCAGCAGTCCAAGATGTCGTGTTGTTAAACCCAGACCAGTAGCATCGATACGGTACACGACCAGACCCTTCATCAATATTAGCAGTCCACACAAAATCACGCACAGCCGCAATAAAGTCAGCTTTTGGTGCATCTGTAGACAAAACGCTAAATGCGCTATCAGTAGATACGTTAAACTTTTGCAGGCTTTCACCGATACCGCCAGCCGCAATAACTTCCTCGCCAAACTTAACGAAACGCCAACGCTCTGATGAAAGCAGGGAATACCCACCTGCTAAACTAACGTCATCCAGCGTAGAACCTGTTTGATTAAACAGGTATAATTTTGCGCTATCACCAGCAAATAGCTTTACATTGCCAGAGCTATCCTTTGCTGAAAATATGCCCAAAATAGTGCTATCTGCGCTATTAGAATAAGCTACAAACTCGCCAAGGCTGCGATACCCATTATAGGCAGGAATCACATTATGTGCATCAATAACACCGGCATTTAAATAATCTGGCTGGTCTGGCAGCCATTCTCCGAACTGTATCATTGTGTCGCCCAAACCTCACTGCCTACTGTCACAGCACCCCAAATTTCGCTTCCAATAGTAACATCGCTCCAAACCTCTGTGCCTAAAGCTACATCACCCCAATCCTCACCAAGACGCTTTGCATCACATACAACGCTTATAGC